CACCGAGAAGAAGGACGTAGCTGCCGACAAGAAAGCCGGCATCAAAGAGGGCAGCAAGCGCGACATCGCAATGGACAAGAAACGCGGTTTGCCGGCTGACGTTGGCGCGGGCAACAAAGGTAGGTTCGGCGGCAAGAAAGTCCCGCCGTTCGGCCAACCCAAGAAAACCCGAAGGAGCCCCTTCTAATGCCTCCCATCAAGCGCACCGGCAATTCCAGCGGCGGGCGAGTTGGCAAGCCCGTTAGCGTCGTCCACAAAACCCCGGCACCCAAGAAGGCCCCCACCAAAATCAAGTGCTGAGTGACCGCCACTGAGATTCCGGGCCTGCAGGGCCTGGAGTTCGCCAAGCTGGGCAAGACCGTCTCCAAGGAAAAAGGCTTCCTGGCCGACTTCCTGGAGCGCGCCGACGCCCGGCTGGTGCCGTTCACCCAGATCACGCCCGAGGAGCGCCTCAGAGTATTCGGTGAACTGAACTATCACCCGCACGGCCTGTTCGTGCCCGAGGACTTGTCCGAACGGCTCGCGCTGTTCGCCCGCTCAAGGGAGTGTGGATTGCTGCCCACGCCCGACGAACGGCTGCGCGCGTACTACGCGCTGCAGACCGAGACGGCTACCTGGCAACAGGCGGGTGTGGAAGGCCACTGGGTAGGCCAGCAGGCGCTCACGCGCAGCCGTGCCAGATTCAGGATCGTGGCCTGGGGTAGACGCGGGGGCAAGACGACGCACGCTGCAATGGAAGCCGTCGCCGCCGCCTACTCCAGACCCCGCTCCTGGATCTGGCTGGCCGCGCCAACCATGAAACTTGTCAGCCGCGCGTTCGACAAGGTAGTCGAGACGATCCGCGACCTGGGCCTGACCACACGTATGCTGCGCGACTCGGTGCAAGAGAAACTGGTCGTGCTCGACAACGGGGCCAGGTTGGAGGGTATCTCGCTTGATAACATCTGGTCGGCTGCCGGCGCAGCGATTGATCTGGCAATTATTGACGAGGCGGCGCAAGTCCTGCCTGAGGCGTGGACTAGAGCGATTCTTCCGCCGCTTACGGATCGCAATGGACAGGCGCTACTGATCTCGTCATGGGAGGGTGAGGGGGACTTCTTCCACACCAAAGCTCTGGATGCGCGTGCGGAGATGGCCAGCCACGGCACCGAGGCCAGTTGGGAACTCTTCCAGGATGCGTCCTATGACATCAACTTCTTCGCCTTCCCGCAGGGTCGCCATACTCCGGCGCTCATTCAGGCTCAGAAGGAGATGGACCCTATCGAGTTCCTTGAGCAGTTCGGCGGTATTCCGGCGTCCGCCCGTGAACGGGTCTTTCCGGAGTTCAAGGAGAAGGTCCACGTAGGCGACTGCCCGTTCAACCCAGACCTGCCAGTAACCCTCGCTGTCGATCCGAGTGGCGGCTCCAACCCGTATGCGGTGCTGGTCATCCAGACCTACCCAGACCACCACGAGGTGATCGACGAGTTTTACCAGACGCACGTAAGCACGGAAGAGATCGTTCCCCAGCTTGTACAGCGTCCCTGGTGTGACGCGGAGCGCGTCTCCAGTGAGGACGCTCTGATGCCACGTTTCGAGGTCCGCAACGTGACGGATGTGATCGTCGATAGCGCGCAGCCCGAAGAAATGCGCCGCTGGGAAAAGATGGGCTTTCCGGCCTACAGCGTGCCGGAGAAGCCTGAAATCTGGGAACGGTTGCCCCTCGCCCGGAATATCCTCCGGGACCCGGTGCGCTTCTACTACTTCTACCGCAAGCGCGTCAATTTCGTCCTGGCCGAGATGGGGATGGAGCCGGACACGGATTACTCTCTCACCCCGGAGGAACAGCGTGCGCTCCTGATTCAGGTCGAGGAAAGTCTGGCCGATGACAAGCTCTCCGGGGAAACGCTCAACTGGCTGCGTTCGTGTGCTCATGTGCTGATCGACCGTGCCTGCACGGCGACGATTACCGAGTTCAAGAGCTACTCCTACAACAAGCGCCGGAATATCAACACTAACTTCCAGGAGAAGCCGCGCGACTGGATGAATCATAGTATGGACGCGTGGGGCTACTACCTGTGGACGAAGCATCGCTTTGATGACGAGAACGTGCCGATCAGTTACTCCTACCTGGAAGCGGTCGTCGAGGCGGACGACGACGAGGTAGACCGCCGCCAGGTAGGGCTGGATCAGGCCACGCCCCCGCAGGGTACTCCGCAGGCGCGCATGCGCACTTTCCTGGAGGAGGTGCGACCGCCGAACGTTGACCTGTATGCTGCGTACAGTTATCTGGCGAGTGCCTGACGATGCTCTCGATGCCATCTCGCATTGCATGCCCGGCACAGTCGGTGTCCGTTTTTGGTGATGTACGAGTTGGCTGCGGTGAACGCGTGGCCGTGGACGCACATGTCTTTGCGGTGGATGCCGTAATGCTCCTGAGCGCCAATCGGACGCAAATGCAGGGGGTTACAACAGCGTTTGTTCCCGCACAGATGATGCAGTTGGGTTGGCTCCCAACCCGTCGCCAGGAAGTACGCGACTCGGTGAGCCAGCAGATTGATTTTGTTCTTGTCGCGGCGGAAGGAAGTTTGCCCGTAGCCTTTGTTGTTGACCGATTGCGTCCAAAGCCAGCACGACTTGGTGTCCTCAGTACGTCCAGTCTTTCCCCAGAAACGCTCAATCTCGGGAGCCCTGAGTTCGAGCATGCAGGAAGAACCCTAATGGACACAGGTGATCCTGTCAATGCCTGACTTTCGCATCGACGAGATGCCGACGCTCAACGACATGAAGTACTGGAGGGACCACCTTCAGGCAGAGTGGGGGGACCTTGACCAGGAGCAGGAAGCCGAGGCCGACCTGTACTTCCAGGCGTTTGATGTCGAGTCGCCTGGTGGGCGTCTGGCCGTCAAGACCGGCAGCGCACCGTCCGACGCCGACGCCGCTATCGACAGCCTGGTGCCTCCAGACGTTTCTGTGCACGTCCGACCGGCTCGCGCGCGTGAGAAATATCGGAAGCAGGCCACCAAGCTCACGCTGTTCGGCAAGGCGATGCTGTACTCCTGGCGACGCCGGAAGGACTTCGTCCGGCAGGTAGCCACCGACATGGTCATCCAGCGCGTCGGGGTGGGACGTGTCATGGTGGACCGCACGCTGTGGCCTGAGAAGCCTGGCGACCTGCGCAGGTCTAGCGAGCCGCCCGCCCAGGCGCTGGACGAGAGCGACGAGGCGTACAACGCGCGCGTCGAGGCGTTTCAGGAGGACAACGAGGAGGACGCCTGGGAAGTCAGGCATCGGCGCAAGAACCCGATCATCTGGCAGCGCCGTGACCCCAGGATCGTCAGGTGGCGCGAGAGCGACGAGGGCGAATTGCTGGTCGTCGTCGAACACTACGAGACGACGGTCATCGAGGCTCAGGCTGCCTGGCTGAAGATGTACCCGGAGGGTGTCCGGGACGCCACGCGCGGCATGGAGCCGGATCAGAAAATCTGGGTGGACGATGTGTGGCGCGGTCGCTGGCGGTGCCTGATCCTGAACGACACTCCGCTGTTCCCGGTGGGCGGCGAAGGTGAGTATCAGGGCGTGGTCGATCACGGTTACCCGGAGATTCCCTACCTGATCGCTCCCTTCAGAGAGTTGACGTTCGACGACATGGAGCGGCGCTATCGCGGCATGCTCACCAACGCTGCCGGACTGTACCCCATCGAGTCGAACGTGCTCACCATGCAGGTCTGGATGCTGGCCATCAACGCCTGGCGCACCTATCTGGGCTGGACCAAGGACGGACGCGAAATCCAGATTCGCCCCGGCCAGTACATCCCGATGGACCAGCGCATAGGCGAGTATCTGCAGATGCTGGAGGGTCAGCCCGTCCCAGATGAGTTGCTGCGCACTACCGCTGTGATGGACTCCTACATTCAGCGCAACGGGGTCGCACAGGGCCCCAGGAGCGCCGAAGGGACCAGGAGTGCGCAGCAACTCTGGGCCGTGCAGTCGATGCGCACGCTCAAGATCGAGAGCGCCAAGGACAGCCTGACGCGTATGCTGCAGCGCTCGCTCGAACTGGCGTCCATGCAACTCGAACTGATGCTGGGCGACAAGCTCACCTTACCCGTGCCCGGCAAGAGCAAGGACGGCGAGGACCTGGGCGAGGTGACCGTCAAGCCGGAGGACATCGACGGCTACTGGGAGGGCTACGAAGTCTCTCTCGGCAGACGGCTCGATCCCGCGCTGCTGGAGCAGTGGAAGGCGCTGCAGGCGCTGCAGGCCAACAAGTGGATTCCACACCGCCAGTCCATCGAGCTTTCGGG